CCTGAGCGATTATGCCTTCGCGTACTCCGGCAAGCCCGAGGCGACATATCAGTACTACGACGAGCAGGGGAAGCTTCTCTACGAGGTTCAGCGCACGCGGGACCCCAGGAGCAGCCGCAAGCGCATCACCAACCGCAGGCCGGTAGGCAAGAATGGCTGGGAGTACACACTCGAAGGCACGCGTCGGGTGCTGTATCACCTTCAGGAAGTTTTGAGATCGGATCAGATTTACATCGTCGAAGGCGAGAAGTGCGCGGACGCGGTGAGAGAAGCATTAGGAGAGGAGATTCACAATGGAGTCACGGCTACGACTAACCCTCACGGAGCTGGAAAGTGGAGGGACGAATTCTCTCCCTATTTCACCGGGAAAAGAGTTGTGCTTATTCCTGACAACGACCAGACAGGTCGGTCCCACATGGAATCTGTTGCAGCGTCTGTATCTCGGTACGCTCTCGGGGTCAAGTGGCTTAGTCTTCCACTTGATTCCGAAAAAGATGACGTGGCTGACTATCTTGAAAATCATAGCCTTCAAGATCTTGCCACGGCGTCCCGAAACGCTCCTCAATGGCGTCGAAAAGACGACGCCGGTCTCCTAGTTCCGGCCCACGACTTCATGCGCCATGTAAGTCCAGCCGTGGACTGGCGCGTCGAGGGGGTGATTGAGAAGGGCACCTCTGGTTTCATCATTGCTTTGCCGAAGGGTGGCAAGAGCTTCTCCACGGTCGATTTGGCCGTCTCCCTGGCCGTAGGAGCCCCCTGGCTCGATTGCAGGGTATCTGAGCCTACCCGAGTGGCTCTCGTGAGCAGGGAGGACGGTGCAGGGCTCACGGCGAGGCGTATAAAGCGAGTCATTGCTGGTCGCGGACTCGATCCCGAAGACCCCACGTGGGAAACCAACCTCTTGGTGAATACCAGGGACCAAAGTCCGCACTTGGCGTTGGAGGACGACGCCCAAGTAGCTGAGTTGATCCACGCGATGCAGGCGAAGAAAATTGAGTTCTGTATCCTGGACGTTTTGAATGTGCTGCACGATGCGGACGAAAACGACAACACCGAGATGCGGCGGGTGCTCTCTCGCGTGTCCCATATTCGTAAGGAGGTTGGGTGTCAGGTCTGCATCGTGCATCATGGAGTCAAAGATTGGGATGAGAATAAGACGCTTTCTCAGCTTGCCCGTGGGTCGAGCGCGATTGCTGGTTTTGCTGAGTTCATTATCGGCACGCGCATGGTCGACGAAGAGACGCAGACGCGGGAGATGCGGTTCGAGACGAAGAGTTCCGAGCCTCTTCCCTCGTTCTACTGGAAGATTATTGACAAGGCTGACGGTGGGGCCATGCTGGAGCGTGTCGAATACGAAGACAAGCGCAGTACAGCCAAGCGCCGTCTATCGGTGCTGACGAGGGAAGCATGAGCACATTTGGAGATTTTATGATTGGGCAGGCAGTTGAGAAAGATAAGGAGCTTGCCGAGGTTCTACAACAGCGCGGTCAAATGATCCGACTATTGATTGAATGTCGCGATGCCTTGCCTGCTATCTCTCTTGCATCGGCTAGGCTACACGGCGTGAATCTGGACTTGGCTGATCGAATTGAGGAAATTCTCAAGCCGTGGGAGGTTGCATGAGTGAATTCGGACTATGCGCTTGCGGATGCGGGCAAACGACCCCAATCGCAAAGAAGACTGACGCCCGCAAAGGCTATCGCAAGGGCGATCACACGAAGTATTGCCCCGGCCACGTCCAGCGAACCCAAGGCCATGCGGTGCAGGTCGTGCAGGCGCTAACCATCCCCGGCGAGCTGACCGAGAGTGACATTGCGAACCTTGAAGAAGGGGACTACGAAGAGGGGGCCAGGGTAGTTGACGCTCGCGCTCGCGCTATCGAGAAGCAGACCCGCAGAAGCTTTGTGGAGCTGGGGCTTATCTGTCACACGATGGACCGCACCGGCTGGTGGGCAAAGCTGGCAGACCCCGTTACCGGAGTGACCTTCCATAGCTGGGAGGACTGGGCAACCTCTGCTTTGAATGTCGCCAGGTCGAGTGCGTTCGCGGCGAAGAAAGTGATCGAAGCCACGAAGGGGACTCCGCTCGACGACCTCCGCGATATGACGCGCGGGAACCTTCAGCAATTCGCTCGTCTTTCTTCTAAGGTTCAGGCCGATCCTGAAATCTTAGAGAAGGCGAAGACGCTCACGGAGGAGAAGTTTGTCGAGGCGGTTCATAAGTCTGCGCCAGACCAGCATCTCTCGAAAGCTCCTGCCTTGATCGTCAACTTGGAGAAGTCTGATCGCGAGAACTTTGACGAAGCGGTAGAGGCGGCGAAGTGGGCTTACGAAGTCGAAAGTCGCAACGATGCCATCGCCAGCATTATTGCCTACTTCCTTGACGGCCTGTGCGAGCGTGAGGGATACATCAAACAGACCAACCGGGATGCGTTCGCGGCAGCCAGTAAGCGAGCGGCAGCATGAATCTACAGTGTCGTAAATGCGGGAAGCTGAAGGAAGCTTTTCTTTTTACCCCCGGAGAGATAAAGAAAAAACATTTGTCGGTCTGTCGGGAATGCGTAAGAGCCAAAAATCGGGCGGTAAATTACCGCCAATCAAAGGCGGCTGCCGAAGTCAGCAAGCTTTCTGCGCGTCCTCTACTTGCTTATGAGGCGCATTTCAATCGCAATTCCTACATGAATAAGATAGCTAAAAATGTAGAGATAAAGGTGTTGGTCGAGGCTCGGGAAAAGCGGCTAGAAAGAGAAGGCAAAAATGACGCGCTCTAATTTGCTGGCGTGGTTTTATCGTAAGAGGAGAGGCGTAAGCGCGGAGCAGATTCGTCTAACGTTTGGTGGCGTAACTGACGCGTTGAGGGGTCTCGTGGATTTGGGAATGGTTTTCGAGTACGGTTCTAAAAAGCAGATGTTCAAGGTGTGTGCTAGATGGTCAAAAGCTCTCGAACTAAACAGCGGCCAGGGAGGTTATCGCCTGCGGAGGTCCGGGAACAGCAATGGCGGATATTCCAACGGGATAAAGGAATATGTCAAGACTGCCAAAGGGAAGTACGTTTTGGCGCACCGATAGAAGACCCCGACAGCTTCCATCGTGCCCACATTCGCAATAAGAGGAACAATGGAGACGATGACTCAAACGTGAAAACGAGTTGCGGAGATTGTCATAGAAAGTTCCACAACTACGGCCCCTCCGGGAAAAAACCTTGCCCTCCCAAGAGGTGATACTATAAATAATCGCTGGGGGGTCTGCGACCGCTTCGGAGAACGCTTTGAATCGCCGCCCATCCCCGCGAAGCATTCCAGTTGGGATCATGTGGCACAAGCAATCCCAAAGATGGGAGGCAAGGGTTGTTCGCAGGCCGATGAGAAAATACGTGGGAAGGTTTAGGACTATTGAACAGGCGGTCGCAGCTAGGCAGGCCGCGCTAATCAAGCTGCGGAAGGGTGGTTTTCATGCCGCACAAGTATCATGCGGTGAAGACTCGCGGATACGATAGCAAGCGAGAAGCGAAGCGGGCTACAGAGCTTCACTACACGCAAGAGATGGGGATAATCTCTGATCTTCAAGAACAGGTGAAATTCGAGATCATCCCCAAGTGTGGACCCAACCGCGCGGCACATTACATCCTCGATTTCCAGTACATCGATTGCACTACTGGGTTGACTCACCACGAAGACTCTAAGGGCTACAAGACCCCAGAATATATTTTGAAAAAGAAGTTGATGCTGGTGGTTCACGGCATCCTAATCGAAGAGGTATAAAACAATGCCAATCGGAATTTTATTTTGGACCGTTTACGTTATCGCAATCATCTTCGGGCTCTGGTCGAATTACAATCCGCAGCAACCGCTCTGGTATCGGGCGGCTGGAGCCTATCTAGTTATTTGGCTCCTGGTCGGAATCCTGGGATGGTCAGTCTTTGGTCCAGTTGTAAGATAGGGAGCAGTAATGAGTAGCCGAAGGGAAGACCGAGAGCTAAGAGAGATCATTGACTTGGACCGCAAGATTTTAGAGCGGCTCCCCAACCCCCACCGCATCACACCTACAGGAATCATATTCAAAGAGGTCACAATGAATCCAACACAGGCAGGACAGGTCCAAGTTTTCACCGGCACGCTGCAACCGGCAGCCATCGGTACTACCCCGGCAGCAGCTTATCCGGCAGGCGTAACCTTCACCGCAACCGCGAATGACGACGCGCTCAATTCTGGGGCAATCGTAGTTGATCCGACCGGCACAATCGTAACGGTAACCTACCCTGATGGATGGGTGGAGAACGCTGCGCTTCCGCTGGCGATCACGTATGAGTCGAGCCCGTTCACTCCGTTCCCGTCGACGAGCCCAAGCCAAGTTTCAGCGGTCATCACGCCGAGTGCTCCTCCGCAGGCCGCCGTGCCGACGCCGACGAGCATCTCGTTTGTGCAGACTCAATGAATCAAATAAAAGTCCCCGAAGGCAAGTAAAAAGAAAAGCCCCCATGTAGCTCATCACGAGCCATCGGGGGCTTTGAATTTCAGTACGCGTGGAGGGGAGGCCCCGTGTTGCTCCTCCACCTCTATCCACAGCGTTCCCGGTGGTCAACGTGGACTTTCCGGGTTCTTTCCAACGGTTCCTCGTTGGGCGAACTTTGCGCGGTCGTTTCGTAGACCGCGACTCCGAGTTACCAGCTCGGACGATTCCAGGGGGAGGAAAACCATGAAAACGACCCCTGGGAATGCGTTCAAAGTCTGCCCCGAGGAATAGCCTCGGGGACTTGGACCAACTAGCTGTTCATCTGGCTGCTACCGCCAAGATACACCTCCTTGAATCTGGTCTTGCTGAGCGCCACACCGTTAACGGTAAATTCTCCGATGCCTGCGGGGAGGTCGATGGTTTTGTTGTGGACGACAATCGCTCCCGCGTCAACGTATGGCTTGGAGAGTGGACCTCCCTTACTCGCGTCTTCGGTCAGGGCGTCGATAAACTCGATCAGCTCCGGCGTCGGTTCGAGACCCAGTTTGCGGACGGCTTCTTTCTTTCCGGCGTCCTGGTTGGTTTCCTTACGCTCCGCTTGGATCTCCTCGACGCGCTTGTCGAGCGCCGCCTGGTACTCGGGGTTGTCGAGCAGGTACACCGCGAGACGTTTCCCTCGAATGATCCCTTCGTCCACGGTAAGTCCGAGGCTCTTGGTCACGGTCTCCAGCTCGTCGTCGTCCCCCTCTATTGCGACAGCGGCCATCAAGGCGTCGTGCTCTAAGTTTGGGATGAAGACCTTCTGAGTTGCCTCCGGGCCTTTCACGTGACCGACGAGCCGCGCGTACTCGCAATAATCGCACTTGCAGCCGGGAGTTATATCGCCCTCCTTGATAGCGATACCCTTCTCGGTCGCTATCTCAGACACGCGTGCGTTGAACTTCACGCGATATACATCATTAGCGATAAGGTAGGGAAGCAGGGTGGCAGCCAGTCCTAAAACAGCCGGTTCGGAGAGCTTGTGCTCCACGCAGTAGTCGTCGAATGACTTGCCGTCGTCTTCCTCCTCCACTAGGACATAGAGTTGCGCGTCGGTTTCAAGATCCCGACTGTCTACGATATTTTCATGCATGTGTTTTTCTCTTTTCTGAAGGCCAGTTACCTTCCCTATGCCCCGGAGGGCATAAGGCTGGTAAGTTACCGGGTGACTTTTTCGCGCTTCTCGGCAGCTTCGAGATACTCGCGAACGTTGGCGACGCGCTTAGACGCCTTAGCACGCTCATCTGGGTCAGTGGTCGCGTTCAATGTCGCCACTTCCCGCTCAAGTTGGCGTTTGTACTCGCGTGCGGTGTAATGGTGCGGTTGGTTGTTTGCGTTCATGATCTACCTGCCTTTCACTTTCTTGGCTATGGCGCGTTCCTTGCGGAGCGCGTCGGCTTCTTGTTTGGCCGCGAGAGAGTACATCGCGTCGTAGGTTAGGGTGAAGCTCTTTCGCGTGCCCTTCAATCTTAGAGTAGCGAAGGAGTTGTGGGCTTCGACTATGATAGGCCGGAGCCTGCCCTTCTCACGAATTGCCGAACCCGTTTCAAAGATCGTACGCGTCCGGCGCTCACTCAGTCTCGTCATCGGGACGCCTCATGCGCCGCAGCAAATGCGTGGAATAGTTCCTTGATTGGGACTTCGTACGTGGCGTTTCCAACCTCGACAAACCACTTCCCAGTTATATCCGCACTCTACAAGGCCCCGAAGCTCTTCATACTCGAACCTTTTCTTATTAGCTGGTGAGACTTTGCATTGGGACCCATCTACCGCATAGATGTTGGCGTATTGCACCTTCTTGGCCATCTTGTTTTCTCTTTTCTGAAGCCTGGTAAGCTCCGCGATGCAATGAGAGTAGGCTCGTGGGAGACCCAATCCTGCACTTTGTCTCATTGCATCGCGCAGCTTACCCCGCTGCGCTGGATGGTTTTAGCCATCCGTTTTCATAGCCACCTCCAAGTGGGACTTGCTAGGTTCCTGTTGCAGTGTTCAGCGTAAATGAGCACTCTTGTAAGATGCTTGTCTTACAGAAAGGATTCAGGCGTCCAGTTTATCAACTTTGACGATGGCACTGGCAGGGATTGATCCTGGATGCCAATAGGCTTCCATAGAGGCCGCGTCCTCATCGACGTGCAGCGTTGAGAAGTCGTCGATCTGTATTTCAAGCAGGATTGGCTTAGCGTTGCCTAAAGGTGCGGGAGCATCCTCGGACCTATAAAACCCTTGATAGAGCGGGAAGTTCACCTTCTGTCCGGGGAGTGCATTCAGATAGCTCGCGCGAAGAATTGCGAATGCTTCAGCCGTCTCGCGCGAGGTGCTTAGATACACTCCGGGATGGGTGGGTGGGACTCGATCTCCGTAAGATGTTTCAACCTGAAAGATGCGTGTCTTGGACGGCTTGAGCCCATTCTTTTGGATGGACGGTAAATAGGTGCTGGCGGTGCCGTGGTATAGCAGCATGTTTCCTCGTTTTCTCGACGCTGGTAGGCGTCGTTCAGATGTCCATTCCTTGGACTCATCAGCACGCGCATTACGCGTGGAGCGGGCGGACCCGCTTTCGTCCTTATTCGTCGCAGTCAAGAGTGAAGCTATTAGCTTTTTGATCGTAGTAGGCTTGCACGTTGCACGGGGGTGGGGCGATGCTTATTAGGGCGCGTGCTGGCGGTTGGAGAACTTCTACCGCCCAATTAGCTCCAATACATGTAGTTCCGATGTACAGTCCAGCAACTACAGCGATGAGGAAGAATTTCTCGGAGTGATTCTTGAGGTAGGTTTTCATGGTTTTCCTTTCGGGGTTAGTCGTTCAGTGAATTGGAGTAATCGATCTCTATCACATCTCCGCGAAGTGGAAGGACGCAATGATCGACTGCAAACGGGTTTATAGGCCGGTCTGTACTAGGGATGGCATAGGCGATGCGTCTACCGTCGTGCGATTCGCAGAATTCGACATGGTTGTCGTCTAATGCGCCTATCAAACGGGTGATGGAATCCCGTCCTAATTGCGCCCGAGGCTCGCTACGCGCGATTCCCGGTCTACAGGTGAAGTAATCGGGCGTATTAACCTCTTCGACTTCACCTGAAGCCTTGTAGAGCGTTGCTAGTGGCATCTCAGGCCGCCTTTCTCGCCACTAACCCAGCTTCGATCAGTGAAGCGGCTGTGCGGCCATAGGAGCCTTGCAACTGCCATGCTAGGCCGCTGTTGACGAGTTCTTGGAAGAGTTCAATAGTTGCATCCTCGTCCAAGTCTCCCTGTTCATACGCGATGATTTTGTCTACTTGATCCATGATTTTTATCCTCTCTTCAGACGTTGGTCTCGTCAGTGTGAGCTTTACCCACAGAGCCCATTGAAGGGCTTTCGACCTTATTTGACAATCTCTTCGAGCGATTCCGAGACTTCTGCAACCGCCTCAGTTTGTTCGCCTGATGCGAGTATCACGCGGGAGAGAATACCGCCCGCCGCAAGCTCCGTGCCTAGATGCGACAGATAGAGCTTGAAAAGGTATTCGCAACCTTGGATTGCTGCAATCGCCGCAATGATGATGAGCGAGTGAAGGATGATAGAGCGGGTGCGCTTGCTAATTCTGTGCATATCTCCCCCAGTCGTCGTTATCGCCAGTGAAGCGAATGGGGGAACCATGCGTCTCTGCATCGTTGATTGCGACTTCTAATTCACCACGATCAACGTTCAGTAGTACGGCTATGGTCGGGACGTTTATTCCAGCGGCGTAGAGATTGATTGCGTTTTGCCTTGTATCGTGGTCCATGGTTTTTCTCCGATGGTTGGTTACCATCTCTAAGCTCTAATAGAGCTTAGGGCCGGTTACCTAGCTCTCTAATTCAGAGCCATCATTGAAGCTGGTATAAACGGGTGCTTGTCCATTCGAAAACTGCCTTGCGGTAACGATGTATTCGTCAACTTCTTGCAGTGATTCGTAGACGTAATGGTCAGTTCCAAGCGCTTCCGTGCGACGTTGCGCCTCTTTGGTTGCGAATTCGAGTGTCATTTGTTTATCCTCATGATGGATGGTATCCACCTCTAAGCATCGTATGAGGATGCTTAGGGTTGGTTACTTGTCCAGTGGTGGACTACTTAGAATAGTCGGAGTAGACCCGGGACGGATGGATGCCGATTAGCCTCAAAATACCTTCATTTTCATCGCCATTCTCACTCTCGACTGATACGGGAGTGCTGGTAGAACGCGTGTAGTAGACGGGTTTGGGTGTCACTAGGAATGATGTCGCCTGAATCTCTTGCACTAGGACTGCCTCTTGCTTATTCGCCGTCCGAATCCGTTCGGTGCATTCCGCTTGAAAGCGGGTCACACCGTCTAGTTCGATAATCAGTGATTTCTCTCGCACGCCTTTCCATGATCCTTCGCAGGGAATGAGCGTGTATGCGTCTATGGAAGCGCTTGCGAGTGCTGCATGGATATTCTCGCGATTGATATCTTCAGTAAGTATGCGAATCATTGTGTTTCCTCCGATGCCGGTAGCATCTCTTAGTCCACGAATGGACTAAGGGTTGATACCATTCCGTTAGCGAACGATGAATGGATGAGCTGCGAGTCCGGCCACAATCGCGCAAACGATAAAGCCAAGGATGATGGCGATTGCAACGATGAGCTCTTGACGGTCTTTGATGAAGTTCTTCATGGTTTGTTCTCCTCTGTCGCTTGGCTGCGACTCCCAAACAATAAATGCATCTGTAAGACAAGTCAAGAAAATAATACATTCCATATTTATCAATGAGATACTTTAGATATCCACAGGATGAGAATGGAATTGTGTGGATATATTACAATGGAGTAATGGCAAACAAAGAGAGTGTTAGGCGAGCGCAACGCAAGATGCGCTCGAATTGGGCTATTGCTGGTTTATGTCACAGTTGCGGTAAGTGTCCACCACTGGACAAACGGACACTATGCGGGGATTGTCTCTTGAATCGTCGCCGTAACGTGCAATTGAGGCGTAGAGGTGTGAAGGTTCTCGACCTATTCGAGCGGGTAGAGCTTTCATGCGACATATGTGGGAAGTCTCTTGAGCGTAAGGATGCAAGACTCGACCACGATCGCGGTACCGGCATTGTGCGGGGATGGCTCTGCAATGCGTGCAACGTAGGCTTAGGGCTCTTTGGGGACGATATTGATATGCTGGTAGAGGCGGCTAGGTATCTGCGCAAGCATGGCAAGCGTAAGGCGATTCCATCTGATATTCTTTGAATCATGCCTAAACGCGGCCTAGCTCCAAAGATTCGCGCACTACATGAGAAGTATCCGGAGATGTCTCAGAGCGCGATAGCTCGCAAGGTTGGTTGCACGCCTGCGAACGTTAGAGGTGTTCTATCAGCGTATCTATCGGGCACGTCTGACGAAGCGCTGAGGGGGTATCAGGCGAATCGTAGCGACATACTGGACGCGATACAGCATCGCGCGTTACTACACATCACAGAGGCGAAGCTAGACAAAAGCTCGCCAGCGGAGCTAATGACCGTGTTTGGTATAAGTTACGACAAGGCTAGACTCGAACGAGGCCAAGCAACTGGCATCAATGTGACAGTGCTTATGGACGTTGCTCAAGCTATCAGAGACAAGCAACGGGGGGTCGCACGTGAACAAAAAGCGAACGTGATCGACGCGGGTGAGCCTGCTTTTTGAGTGCACCCCATGTCCCCCATACGGCGGGCCGGGGGTTGTTGGCATACTAACGCCCACAAACAATTTCCCCCCAAAAGGTGTTACATCCGTAACACATGTAACATCTGTTACACTTGTTACATGGCAATCAACCTGCGCCACATATCGGAAGAACTTCACCAAAAGCTAAATGTGCGAGCTGCGACCGAGAAGGTCACGCTCGAATCGCTTTGTGTGCGGTTCCTCTGGGCGGGATTAGACGATCTAGGAGACTTGAATGGAAGCAGCGATGAGAAAGCGATTGGAGATGACCCCGAGCCAAAGAGTGAACGAGCCGGGGATGATGTCCCCGTGCCCGTTCTGTCAAAAGCCAAGGGTCGAGCGAAGCGACTACGTGCGGTGCAACCACTGCGGGGTGAATTGGCTGGACGGGGAGGATCTGACGAAGAACCCATCCATCGAACGCATGAAGGCTGTCGTATCGTCCGGGAAGGCTCACGTAGCTTCTGTGTCGCCCACCGCGTCTATGTCGAGGTAGACTGATTCAATGGCGCGTAAGGTAGAAGCTCCGAAGATCGATATCCTCGATGGATACGTCCCCGAGGACCCTAAGAGCTTGGAAGAGGTCGAGACGCGTGTCATTGACAGCCTTGGCCTCTTCTACCTCACGATGAACCCCAAGCAGGAGGAGTTCATTCGGGTAAAGAACGCTCGGGGCCGCACTCCCAAGACTCGCCTCTTCGAGGCTGGCAACCAAGGAGGCAAGACCACGATTGGTGTGGCCGAGGATGTGGCGCACGCAATGGGATTCCGACCCTGGTTGGACAAGGATGACCCCGACTACAAGATCGCCGTCAAGGTGCCCAATCAGGGGATCGTCGGTTGCGAAGTCGCCGGTCAAGTTCTCAAGGCCAATATCGAGCCATTGTTCCTCAAGTTCATCCCTAAATTCTGCGACCCGAAGATTGATCGCTATTCGGATGGGTCGATCAAGAGCCTCACTCTCACCTACGACTACAACGGAAACTACTGCGGGTCGACGATTCATTTTCGCTCGTATGTCCAACCGGCCGACTCCTACGAAGGCATCGTGGTCGACTGGCTGCACTGGGACGAGCCGCCGCCCCGCCCTATCCTCAACGCTGCCGAACGCGGCAAGATGAGCACCAATGCCCCGTCCTGGCTCACTATGACCCCACTAAAGGAGCCTTACATTTATGACATCTTCACGCTCAACGCATTCAACAACGGAGGCGACGACCAAGAGATCGCAGTATTTCGCGGAGCTGTTTGGGAGAATTGCCAAGACTGGTGCCGCGCGTGCGACATCACGATTCCTGAAAACGACCCTGAAAAAATTGATGCTGGAGTTCTACGTCCCGTCAACAACTGTCCCGGATGCGGTCGAGTCATGGGGTTCATGCCCCGTGCCGGTATCGACAACTACCTCAAAAAGATCACGGACCCCGACGAGCGGGAAGCCCGTGAGGAAGGAAAGTGGAAGCACCTCTCCGGCCTTGTCTACAAAGAACTCGACCGCGAGAAGCACCTCTACGAAGACTTCGAAATCCCGCGCGACTGGATGCGTGTTGAAGTCGTCGACCCCCACGACGCCCGCCCGACGCGTTGGATCTTCGGCGCAGTCTCCCCGGAGGAAATCGAAATCAACGGTCGCACCTGTAACCGGGTCTACTGGTACACCTATCTCCTCGCCAAAGGCAACATCGACTCCATCGCAAAGCAAGTCAAGGTCCGCAGGGCAGAGTACGGATACCGCGAAGCCGCAATGGTTATCATCGACGCAAAATTTGGGGCAGCCCACAAGCCCAGCCACGGGGAAGAACAAACGTCCTGGCAAGAGGAGCTAGAGGCGTGCGGGATCAAGCACATCATCCTCAGCCACTCGGCCTCTGGGGATATTGCTCTTGGGCACAAGATGGTGAAGGAGTATCTGCAACCGCATTATTCCGTGGTCAAAGACAAGAACTTTCCTGGGATGATGTTCGCAGCGGTTGGGTGTGCGGGGGATCGTGGTCCGATCTACGATATGTTCCACTACCAATGGAAGCTGGGAACCGACAAGCCTGAAGAGGCTTACAAGGACGCGTGCGACTGTATCCGATATTTTGCCCTAGAGCAGCCTCAGTACAAGCCGCCCGTACCAGAAATTGACCAAGAGTTCGCTCGCATGATTCTCAGTCGCCAGCACGACGATACGACAGGCGGCCTATTTCACGGCATGACAGTCAAGAGGTAATTATGATTCGCAAGGTAAGCTATTCGAAACTCTTTATGGACGACGCCTTCCCGGAGATCGTAGAGCAGTATGGGCGGGAGTGTTCTGCGTTGGGAACTCCTAATCCCGACCCACTCCTCTACGCCATGCTTGAAAATTCGGGAGGATTTCAAGCCTTTGGTGTATACGACGGGGATAAGCTAATTGGTTTTGGAGCGGTACTGGTTTACGTATTGCCCCACTTCGGAAGAAAGATCGCCGCCAGCGAAAGCGTGTTTATCCTCAAGGAGAATCGCAAGAGTTGGTTGGGGATCGACCTCCTTGAGGAAATGAAGAATCATGCGAGGTCCAATGGATGCGAGAAGTTCATCTACAGTGCTCCGGTTGGAAGCCGATTCGATCAAATGCTGAGAACCCTATACCCTCATACCAACAACATCTATATCGAGGATTTGGCATGAACGAGCTTCTCCATATCGCTGCCTCCATAGCCGAATCACACGTAAGGCTCAATGGGATAATCCCATCGGCCTCCGGCGAGAACCTTGCCAAAATCAAGATAGCTGAGGAGATCATTCGTGGAAGACCCCAAATCGAGTTCTGCACCGAGCACGTATTCCATGCGGGCATGTACGCCCGGACAGTTCGAATTGCATCTCACGTTGTCTTCACCTCAGTCCTTATCAAGAGAGCAACTCTTCTTATTTCTCAAGGGTGTTACGAGGTTCTTGCGGGAGACCGTTGGTTGCGATACGAGGGGTACAACGTACTATGCGGATTTGCTGGAAGAAAGCAAATCTACCGAACCGTCACGCCCATTGAACTAACCATGATCTTCCCGACCGAGGCTCAATCTGTAGTGGACGCCGAGAGGGAATTTACGGACGAAGTGGAAAGTCTTCTATCGCATAAGTTGGAAAATGATATTGTGGTGACTGGGGTGCCAGCATGTCGGGAATAGCAACGGGTACGGCGCTGTTAGTATCGGCGGGGGTAGGGCTGGCTACTACAGCAGCCAGCGTCGGTTATGAGGCATCGCAGAAAGGCCCGTCAGCTCCGACGCAGCAGCAAGATGAAATCGATCAGGCTAAGGCTGCTACGGCAGCGGCGCAAGCTCAGGCGGCAGCCCTCACAAAACGTAGAGGAATGGCTTCCACGGTACTCACAAGCCCGCTAGGGACATCTGGGGCGGCCAGCACACAGAAAGCGACTCTGGGATAAATGGCATATCCAGTAGGATCTCGCAGAACGAGTTCTAATTACTACAACTCCACGGGGTACTCTCCGTCGACGCTGGGTAACGCCGAAGACTCTGAGGAGCGGGCGAAGGATCTCCAGAAGTATCTGAATGTTCTTGCCCAGCAAAGGCTCCCGTGGGAGCCCATGATCGACAACATCATCATGTACGTCAATCATGGTCGACGCTTCGTGCAGGACTGGGATCAGTACCCTGGGATGCAGACCGGTCAAGAGGTATACGACGACTCAGCCATGCTTGCGAGGAATATCCTCACCGATGGGATGGTGGGCTATCTATGCAGCAGGAACCAGCCCTGGTTCGGATTAGAACTACCTGGGAAGTTCAACTTTCCTGCCGATACGGGATTGGGTCGCTGGAACGGACAGCGTATTGATTCCTATCCTGAAGTTCAGCGCTGGCTCCAGGAAGTTCAAACCGTGATGTACTCGGCCTTCAATCGGTCGAACTTCTATGATGTCGTAACAGAGTTCGTGTCAGATGGAGCTACCTGCGGGACGGCTCACATGCTGGTCGAGGAGAACATCGAGGACGCGAGCATCGTGTTTACGGTTCCTCACTATCGCGAGTGCTTCATAGCCGAGAACGAATTCGGAGAAGTGGACACATGCTTCCGCGTATTCAACATGACCCTGAAGCAGTTTTCCGAGAAGTTTGGCATGGAGGTTATGAAGGGTGCTGACAAGAATTTTGAAAAGGACTACAAGGCGAATATGTATGATGAGCGCCAGGTTCTTCATGCGATTTATCCGCGCCGGGACTTTGACCCCTCAAGGATTGACGCGAAGAATAAGAAGTGGGCCTCCTCGTGGGTATACCAACAGGGTGGTAAGATCCTCAACAAGACGGGAGGGGGACGAAAGACGGACAACAAGACGACCCTCCTAAGCGAGGGCGGATACGATACTATGCCGATCCTCTCCTGGCGCTGGAGGAAGAACAGCGATGAGGTTTATGGGCGTGGTCCGGCGCATGATGCATTTGTCTCTATCGCCCAGGGTAATCAGATGGGTCGCACGAATCTTATCACGGCTCAACAGGCGGCGGAACCGCCTCTTATTGCTTTCTCGGATATGCGTGGAGCTATTCAGCGCGGTCCCAATGGAATTACGTATGTTGAGGCGAATCGCGGTGATATTAGAGCTAGAGCCCCCATGCCACTCACGACGGGCGTGCAGAATCTTCCGTTCAATATCGAGTATCAGGACAGGGTTACGAAGATAATCAATCAGTATTTTCATACTGATGTGTTCATGATGATGTCGCAGCTCGCCGCAGGCGGCAAGAGCGAGCGTATGGTGACGGAGCAGATCGCAGAATTGCAAGGAGAGAAGGCAGCGATCCTGGGGACGCGCGTCGGGAATCTCCAGTCCGAAGCATTCAACCCGCTCATCAATCGCGTGTACGCTATCGAGGTAGAGGCGGGCCGTATCCCCGAGCCCCCAGAGATTCTCTTGAAGTCGATTCATGGTCCAGTGCAGGTTGAGTACTTGGGGCCTCTCTCGCAGGCCCAGACGCGCCTTACTACGATTCGCTCGATCCAGTCCTTCCTGCAAGTCGTCCAGCAGGTAGCGCAGTTCGATCCGACGATCACCCATGCAGTCAATGCGCCTGAGATTCTTCGTGTCGTCAGGGATGCAATGAACGCGCCGGTCGACATCGTGTACGACGCGAAGACCTTCCAAGCTATCGTCGAGGGCGTCAACAAGATTGCGTCGCAGCAGAGGCAGGCCGAGACATTACCGAAGCTCGCCAAAGCTGCGGGAGCGCTCGCAAAATCCCCTGAAGCTGGAAGTATTCTGTCTAAGCTGATGGGTAACGATGAGGGGTCAGATGCCGCAACCCAATAAGGAAATACTCGATCAGATCCAAGCCGCGAAAGACATGCAGCAGATGTACAAAAACGTCTTCGGAACCATCGAGGGAAGAATTGTTTTAGGAGACATCTTGACTACGGCTCATTTTGGTGATCCACTGAATCCATTGGACCCTGTTGCCGTAGCAGAACACAACGCAGCAGTTTTGATTGCTCGGCAAGCTGGGGCATTCGATAAGCTCTGGATTGATCTAGGAATGGTAAAGGAGTAACAAATGGCAGGATTTCCTCCAGATTACGATAACGTGCGGTGGGGTGGACCTGATGGGCTTCGTGTCCCCCAAGAAGTTGGCAAGGCGACTCTGGTGGTCAAGAGAGAAGTAACTCTCAGCGTCACCTCCGGAACTATCACATTGCCGGTGGATCAGGCTGGGTCGAGCTACTTCTCTGTATTGGATACAGGAGCCACCACTCTCGTCTTTCCCTCCCTCCCCGGGCATGAGTTCATTGTCAACAACCTCGCGGCTTCCGCTGGATCGGTTACTGTTGAAGTGGCTAGTCAGAGTGCAACAGCTATTGCTGTTGCCGCTGGCCATCTACAGCATTTTGTAATTGACAGTGCGCTCGGAGTTATTCCTGTGGCAGCGGCGGTAGCAGTCTAAGCGTAGTACACTTCTCACGGAGAACATAATGCCTGAAGCAGTATTGAAGTCCGTAGTATCGACAGAGACACCCGAATCGCTAGGATGGCGAGCTGGGTTGCCGGACGAACTCAAAAAGAACGAGTCTCTTGCGAAGTTCAAGACCGTAGGCGAGTTTGCCAACGACTATCTTGCAACCGCAACGCAGAAGACCGAACTGGAAGGTAAGCTCGGCAACACGATTCCCAAACTGGGCGACAACGCGACCCCTGAAGATAAAGCGGCGTTCTACAATGCTCTGGGCCGTCCGAAAGAGGCGAAAGAGTACGAATTCGATGGTGAGAACGAGAACGCTACCGAGTGGACGAGCAACTGGAAGCAGACGTTTTATGACTTGGGTCTTACGAAAGACCAGGCCAAGCAACTGAGCGGCAAGTGGAATGGTGCCGTGCAGAAGATGGTCGAAGCGCATAACACCGCGCTCAAGGCTGAAATTACTGCTTCAGAACAGAAGCTCAAAAGCGAGTACGGCGACAAGTACGAAGCCAACGTGGAACTAGCGAAGCGGTTGTACAACAAGCATCTGGGCGCTGAATTCGATAAGGATTTCGATGCTGGAACGAGCACAAATCGTTTCAACATGGTGCGTTACCTTATCAAGCTCGCCGCCTTGACGGGGGAAGATCGCACGCCGCAGAGCGGAAATACTCCTGGTCAGAGACGAGTACCGTTCATCAACTTTGACAAGAGCCCCGCTCCTCCGGTTCGCAGATAAAGTAAAGGGGACACACAATGGCTGACGTAGGTCAACTCGGTTACTCTACACTCAACGACATTCTGGTGAATTATTCTTCCGCCGACGCAGGCGCGAAGCTGATTCTCCCGACGCGCATTCTCGACCGCATGACTCCGCTGGTCAAGATGCTTCCCATGAAGCCCAGCAACAACGTTCTGTCGAACATCGCCGTTCGTACAGACTCGTTGCCTATCGCTTCCACCCGCCAGTTCAATGCTGGCATTCTGGCGACTGCTTCCAAGAATGCTCCGATCAGCGATCCGATTGCCCTCTTCGAGGACTACTCGGAAGTCGACAAAGCGCTCTGGGGCATTCAGAACGATCCGAATCTCTGGCGTGCGGATCAGGTCGCAAACCACATTGAAGGTCTCTTTCAGTTGATGGAGTCGACGTTGCTGTACGGTAACTTGGCGACCAACCCTGGAGGATTCAACGGTCTCGCGACTCGCTTCAACAACCTCGAATCGTATCCGAACGGTGACGCAAGTGGCGTATTCTTGCCAAATGTTTGGAACGGGGGATCGACAGCGGCTGGTGCTGTGACCTCGGCCTGGATGATCGAGTTCGGCGAAGATTCCGTCTATGGAATCTATCCCCCGAATACGGCTGCTGGTCTCGATGTGCGCGATCTTGGCGAAGTCACCAAGGAGCGTTCGAGCGGCACCGGCGCAGTCGGGGCGAACTACATGTATCAGGTGCTCCGCACCATGTTGCAGTGGTGGATGGGTATCCAGATCGCGGATGAGCGCTGCATTCAGCGTATCGCCAACATCAACCCCATCGCTCTCGCGCAGGGTAACTTCGATGAGAATATCTTCATCCAGGCGAAGAACAACTTGCCTCGCGTTGGAGAGTCCGGCACGACCGTCATTCTGGTAAACCGGCAGCTCAAGGCGCAGATCGACATCCGCGCCGTCTCGCAGAAGATCAACACCTACTTCACTCCGCCCTCGAACAACACGATGGATGTTTTCGGCAAGTCCGTCACTCAGTTCCAAGGCATTCCGATCTACGTTGCTGAGAAGATTCTCAGCACTGAGACCGTCGTAAGCTAATAAATCCCCGACCAGGAGGTCGACAATGCCTGTAACTGATATCGTTTCCTATCTACACGGGACGGGGACATCCGCTTACGGTCCTCTCACCAATAACGCTGGCGTATACGGAGATGCTTTCCTAGCCACGGGTTATTCCAACCTTGAACTCGACTTCGGTGCTCCCGCTACTGGCGCGGCGTATCCGTGGATCACTCAGTTCCCCTCGCTCGCGGAGAAGGGTTACACCTTCCCCCCTGAAGTTGTTGGTCAGGGCGGGGTGGACTTCGGCATCCACCTCATCGTCGGTCAGGCATACAACACCCTGACCAGCATCCTGTTCGATGTCTGTACTTCAGCTACGACCGGCGCTCTCTACACGGCCGCTCCGAATCCGATTGCAGCTCGCACTCTCACTCTGGCCCAACTCCAGATCGTAGGAGCCCACTATTACATTCCCGTTCAGGGCGTGGCAGTTTTGGAGTTCCTCCGCTGGTATGGGGCTATCACCGGCTCTGTGCCGACCACCGGGACGCTGATCTCATGGTTCGGACCTCGCACTGGAGGCGAGCAGTAAAATGATCGTAAAGGCAAAATGCACCGCGCCTGCATGGGATAGCCCAAGTGCTGTCTACTACGCTCCTGGCGGCGGCCCTCTGGAAGGCGGTCTCTATGAGATCGACACCGAGGGGCCGCTCCCGGCTCTCAAAATCGGCAATCGCTACGTTTTCGATTTTGACCGCAACGCCAACCCCGAGGATAAACCTCACGACTATACATGCGACGAGTGCGGAAAAGATCTCAAGACCTTACCGGCCTTGGGATCTCACAAGCGCAAGGAGCACGCGAAGAGTCCAGCAGTGGACAATGAGCCTGTCGTGGTTGCCAAGCATGGCCTCAAGGGTCGTACAGCAACAATGAAGTGCAGGGATTGCGGGGAGAAGTTTCCCAATCTCCACGCACTGAAGGTTCACAAAAAGAAAGATCATGCAAAGGTCGAGGCCGAGCCCGTTCTCGCCTAGAGAGAGGGCCAAGTGAACTACAGTCAAGTCCAGATCGTGAATTTGGCTCTAGGCCGCCTCGGCGCTCGGACCATTACTAGCATGGACGAATCCAGCCCCAACGCCCAAAAGGCGTTGGTGGTCTGGGACCCCGTTTTCCAAGAAGTTCTCTCGGAGCGCGATTGGCGCTTTGCCAAGACCCGCACACAGCTCCAACTGAGCCCTTGGCAGCCCCTCTACGGCTATCAGTGGGCCTGGGCTCTACCTGCCGACCTCCTGCGCTTCGTGAGGCCCTACAAGAAACAGCACAGCGAGCACGGCTTTCTTTGGTGCTGGGGGCCTGAGGGTGAGGGCTGGTACTCCCACAGGGATGCCCCCGTATGGCCTATAAACATCCCCTACGTGATCGAGACGATGAATACGGGTGCTAACGCCACTCCGGTCAACGGAGCCCCTCCTGACCCCCTTCCAAGCCCGCCGAGCGGGCGGTATCTATTGTGCGACTACAAGGGCTGGAGCGGGCCGGTTAGAATTACCTACATCCAGCTCATTTCCGACTACACTCAGCTCATGCCCGGTTTTGTGAATGCCTTGGTATGTCGTCTAGCCCAAGAGCTTGCGATTCCGATTACTGAGGATAAGGCTAAGTTCTCCGCTGCTGGCGAGTGGTACAAGGAGGCTCTGAATTCCGCAGAGGCTCAAAATGAGTGCTTGGACTACAGCGAAGACGAAGCTGGGTCTAATTCGTGGCAAATGGCTGGTAGGCGCTGGAGAATTTGGTAAATGGCCCCCAAGACGTATCCCGTAAAATACGCGTTCAATGCGGGAGAAATTTCGCAGCTTTGTCAGTTCCGTGACGACGTAGGCAAGATTTCTACCGGATGTCTAACGCTTGAAAACATGGTTCCCCTAGTCGAGGGGGGAGCTAAGAAAATACCAGGAACGCACTTTGCTGGCCCGACTGCTTTTGGTGGGGCGATGTTCGTCGGCTCCATATCCGGAACAACACTAACCGTCACGACTGTAAACTACGGATTCCTTCAACTAGGACCAATCACCGCTCCAGGCGTCGCACCTGGTACGACCATCACGGCCTTCGGGTCTGGAGTGGGCTTGGCGGGCCAGTACACGGTCAGTACGGCGCAGACGGTAGTCAGCGAGCTGATAATGCAGCCCAGCACTGGTAGGAGCCGCTTGGTTCCA